GATCTGGATCTGGCTCAAATCCAGCATTTCTTGTGGCTTGTTGATTCCAATTATCTCGACCCTGCATCTCCCAAAAGAGCAAATTTTCCTGTTGTGTACTCATAATTTCAAAATCTCCTTACATCACCCCACCGAGCTCAGTCATCATGTGCGACGACAAGAAAACTGTGCCAGGAATGCCAGCAACCTTGATGCGCAATGAACCGTAGTAACCCAGCCCGCTCACGCCGTGCCACGACTCAAAGTTGTTATCGGCAACCCAGGTCGCCAAATTCCAGACGCCGGTGTCCCAAAGCGCCACATCAAAATTGCTAAACGCCGGAGCCCCCGTGTTGTCCACGGTCAAATACTGCGTGTTGATGGTGGTCATCGTGCTGGGCGCTGCAGGTCCGAAGAAAATGTTGCGCGCCATGCTGAATTTCTTGAGCTGCGCCGGCGTGTTGAATGCGTTAAACGCGCATTGAATTTCACCGATTGGAAAGCTGCCGCCCGTGTTGTTTTGCGCGACGCCGTCCAATTTTCCGTACAGGCCGTGGCAGACGGTCCCATCGACCGTTCCAAAATACAGCTCGCCGCCAATCGCCGCCGCGCTGCGGATCGGCATGTTGGCAAACTGGCACCAGGCGCCAGTCGTTATATTCATTGCAAACTGGCGGTAGTAACCGCCGTCTACGGGCAACGACATCACCAAGACCTCGGAGCCAGGCACTACGAAGACATTGAAGAACTTTTCTTCGCGCAAACGTCGCACCAGCGGTGCAAACACCGACTGGATCTTGGCTGCGGGCCCGGTGTTTTGCGTGTCACGACTAAACGATCCATTGATGAGCCGTGACATAGGCACCAGGCCAAGCTCGCTAATGATCATCACGTCGCCGCCAAACTGCGTGAAATAAATGCCATGCTTTGGCACCGGCCCCACGTACCAGCTGCCTTTCAATCCAAAAGTTGTTGAGCTTGTTGGGTCGGTGCCCTCCCAAACTCCAATGTCGCCCTCGGTTCCAATGACAACCAGAAAGTCGTCAATCGAAATGCCGGCATCGATCGTCCAATTAACCAGCGCGGAGACATACCCACCGCTGCGCAGCGTGCTACCCATCGGAAAAGCCGTGCACGCGCCAGTGATTGCGTTGACGGTGTTGATGTAGTAGACGCGTGAGTCACCGTCAGCCGTAAACCAGACGCGCTGCTTCCACACCGCCACGGTGCGCACGTTTGACGGCAAGCCGGTCGTGGTTGACGTGCGATTGACCCAGCCGCTTGTTGTGCTGTAGGTGTAATAGCCAGCACCTGGTGAGACGGCCAGCAAGAACGTGTCAGCAGCCGTCGAGAACTGAGTCGTCCACCACTCGTTAGACGTACTGCCGGTTGTACTGACGGCAACCACCGGTGTTCCACCCGACGTTATGTCGTAGATGTTGCCGTTCGTCGCCATAAAGATTTTGTCGTTAGCAGGATTTGGCGCGCGATAGCCAAACACCGACTCAACCGACTGCGGGACTCCCGCTACTTGAACTGCACTGGAAAATTCCTGCCAACCCTTGCGCAGCTCGACACCCTGCTGCCGGGGGATCATGTTGGTTAGCACGACGGCGTCGTTTGGCGCCATCGCGACGATCGGGTCGCGATAGTTCAAGCCGCCGGTTGGCGCTGGGACGATGAAGGACTGCGCGACCTGCGCTGCAGCCGCCCTTCTAGGTGTCTTGAAGGGTTTGAGTGGCACCAACGGCATGGTCAGACTCCATAGCCGGTATCCGGCGTGTTGACCAGGTGCTGGATATACGGGAATCGAAAGTCACGCGCCATGCTGAGCACCGGCGCTCCTTTTTCCATGCCTCTGCGGTTTTCAAACGCGATCTGGAAGTCGCGCATTGCCGCCGAGCTGTCTAGGCCCTTCATCTCGAGCCACTTCACGCGTGTGTACAACGTGATCAGCGTGGCATCCAGTAACGCCGTGTCGCCGTTCTTTGTGATGCGGTTCTTGTATAGATCGGATTGATCTTGATCGACAACCCAGGCCTGCGACAGATAAAAGAAGTTCATCGTCTGCGGCGCGTTGGGGGGCGCCAGCACGTAGATCTTGTTGTCGCGCACCTGCCAGTAAAACGACAGCGTGGGCAACGTAGTGCGGATCAGCAACTGCTGCCACATCTGCGCCGAAACAGGGCCCAGACTTGGGAACTGCGTCGTCGCGTTCCAGTTGGTCTGATCGATCCAGTCGAAGAAATCCTGCGGCAAATTGAAAGACTTTTCAGTCTGCCCGTTGCTGTCGGCCTGAATAGGAATCTGGTAGTTCTTAATCAGCTCCTGCCAGTCGTACATGGTCAAGAGCTCGATGCCGGCCATGTTTGCGGCCTGAACCATCTGCTGGACCGCAGGGTCAGTGCTGCCAGCCGGATCGGAAGGGATGGGGAAGCCGACCTGAGCCGCGACGTTCTGAACGATCGCGGAGAGTGTCGATTCGTTGACAATCTGGAAGGCCATCCCCTGCCGCTCCCTTAGGCCGCCTCAGCGACAGATTGCTTGGAAGACTTGCCGCGTACCTGCAGCGCTTCAACCATCGTGCGCAGGTTCTCAATCTCGGCGTCGCGCTTTTGCAGCTCGGCGTTCATTCGCTCGATCGGCGCGTTGTTGGCCGCGACGTCCATAAAGGCCTTTGCACGCTGCTTGTCCTGCTGAAAACTCATGAACTTCTGGCCCAGGTTGTCGTTCGCGTCGGCCAGCTGCTCGATCGTGACGACCTTGAAATACTTGTACTCCTCGACCTTCGAGGGCGTCATGCCAGGCAGCGCATTCAGCGGCGTGCCCGTCACGGCCTCGGCCTGGCCTTCCTTCCACTTCTTGTACCGATCGGTAAAACGCTGGATGTCCAGCTCAGTGACTTGTCGCTCGATGACGCTGGACTTGTCGCCAGGGACGTGGATCGAGATGTAGTCCACCTCTTCGTAAATCGCGCGGCCAGCGTCGCGGCTCTTGGCTGGATGCAGCTTTGGTTTGCGACTGAACTCAATATAGAGGCGGTTATCGTGCGCGTAACGGTTTTCATCCGGCCGTGGAAGGTCGGACATTTCTTCAAACATCGTAGGTGTCGTGGCTTGTTGCATGTCGTTTTCCTTTTCGTTGAACAAATCGACCTGCAGAGCGGTGGCCTAAGTCACCGCCCTGCAAAGTCACCCTTACAGCGTGGCGCCAACCGTCGGGTACGAAAAAATCGCATCCGCGTTGGTGGCTGCAGAGCCACCGGTGGCCGTGCCAAGCACCAAGCCTTCGATGGCCTCAGCGCCGGCAGTGCCGTCGTCATCAACAGCGCCGGCGGTGCCGGTACTGTTCAAACGCGTGCCCTTGGCGGCAGAAGCCAGCGTGCGAACGCTGCCCTTGCCGTAGATCTGGAACCAGCCATACTCGTTGTCTGCAAGCGCAGCCTGGGCAGCGCCGCAACGGCTGCCAAAACCAGACGCGCCAGGGGCGGTCGTGGTCGTGCTTGCCATTGCAAAGTCAAAACCAGTGGCCTCAACACACAAGTAGCCGGCACCGGTGACCGCGCCGTCGGCTCGCCCGTAAACAAACTCCTGGTAGCCGTTAGTTGGGTCGTCGTAGCCGCCAACCGTGCCCAGACGAAACTGAGCGTTTGCGGTTGATGCGGTGACATCAGCTTTGCTGATGCCGATGATTGCTTGAGCCATTTGTCAAATCTCCAAAATTGGGTTCAAAAAGCCTGGGCAGTTTTCACCACCCAGGAAAGGAAAGCCCACGACAGGCCCACCAAATTAGTTCTGCAGCCGGCCTTGAAACTGAGCCCCACAACAAGTCAAGTTGCCTGCCCAAGCGAGGATCTGCACCTCAGCGTCCTGGTTGATCGCGTAGCGCCGGTTGGGCGAGAGCGGGACCATGTTGCGCTGAGCGTGAGGACGCCACTTGAGATACTTGGTATTGATGAAGAACCCGGTATTGGCCGGGCAAAAGCCACCGATACCGCCGTCGAGCACGACGTCGGCGTCCATGAACTTAATGCTGGGGAAGCCGAGGTTGCCGGTTTCGGGGCTGGTAAAGCGCTGCTGTGCCTGAAGGCTGGCTAGGTAGAACGACCAGTAGTTGGTGTCCAGCACGATCAGATCGACACGATCGTTGCCGCGGGTGGTGCTTGCCCACAGCTTGTTCATGCCGGCCTGGATGTTGTTTGCTGTGGCAGGGCCTGATACTTCGTCGCTGAAGTCGTACAGCTTCGAGCGCCAGAAGCTCCAAGTCACGCGGTTAATGCCGCCATAAGTTCCAGTGGCTGGGCTTGAAGGCACCGCAGCGTTCAAGCCGGTCACTTCTTTGCCACCGCTGCCGGTGCCGTCGGAGTAGATCGACTGCGAGAGCTGGTTCTGCATCGTGCTCTCGGCCACGTTTAGGCGTGCCTCGAGCAGGTCGATGAAGGCCTCTTTGCCGCTGTTCTGGAGCATCTCCAGGCCGCTCATAACGACCGGGACGGCGTACTGCTTGATCTGGAACTCGGCTGCGCTGATGACGTCCTGGGCCGCGACGGGCAACAGGTCATAGCCGCTGTAAAAGCCACCGTTGGCGTTCTCGGCAAACGACAGCTCCTCCAGGATGGTGTTACCACCGCTGATGGTTTTGACGTTGCCGCGCTGGCTCAACTTGGCCAGGATGGCGTTGTTCTTGGTGACGTTGTCCGCGACCTGGCGCGAACGATTCTGGATAGTGGTCGCGACAATGTCGCTGACGTTAGGAAATGCCATGATAAAAACTCCATCTGAGTTGGGAATAGCCTTTCGGCTGCCTTGTCAGATGCGCCTACGCGAACCGTCTCAGTCCGTGTTGTCGTAGGTGGGACGCGTTGCGCGTCTCCTTCGAGCTTTCGGTGGCTGGAGTGCTTGGGCACACCATGAAGGGCGAACCCTTCAATGGTGGGAATTATGCATCAGCGTGAGGACATCGCAATGGCGGCCTCAATGGCCGAGCGCACGTCGGTGGCGTCCTGCTTGAGCGCGCCCATCGGCGCTGCGCCCGACACGCTGACCGCTGCCGACCTGGCCTTCTGTGCGGCCGCCGTGCCGACCTGCGCCTGCTTGGCCTTGGCACGCTGCGCCAGCACCGCCCGCACCCGATCGTTGGCCATGCAGGCCTTCTTGTAGGCATCTTTCAACGTCATCGGCTGACCACGGCGCTGTGCGATCTCAAGCAGGTCGGCCATCTCTTCGCGCACGTCGTTGCCAAACTCGGCACGCTCAAGAAACTGTGCCACCGCGCCCTGAGCCTCTTGGGCCACGCGTTCTTGCTGCGCCATCTGCGCCTGTTGAAACTGACTCAGCATCTGCTGCACCGGCGCCAGGCGCTGGTCAAGGGCCTGCTGCAGTGCCATCTGCTGCGGGTCGGCCTGGACCTGCTGGCCGGCCAGGGCCGAGTCCAGCTGCTCGATGAAGGTGTTGCCAAATCGTCCGACGCCAAACTGCTTGACGATCCCGGCGACCATCTGGGCGAGCTCCGGCGCGGTGCCGGTGCGCAGCCTGGCCGCGGTGCTCATCAGGTTATCGATCGCCTGCAGCGGGTTGCTGTTCTCAGCCTTGATGAACGCTTCGTAGGGCTGAATGGTCCGCATTACCGCGTCGTAAGCCTTGCGGGCCTCGGCCGACTCCTGCAGGGTGCGCTGCACCTCGACCTCGCGGCGGACGACCTCGGCACGCACCGGCTCGGGCAGCTGGCCCCAGTGCTCACGCACCTCGGGGCGCCAAGACGCCGGCGCACGCTCGCCCTGAGGCTTGGGTCCCGACTTGGGACCAGGCTGGATGCCTTCGGCCTTTTCGGCCTTCTTAAACTTGCCCTGCTCATCACGGGCCCGCTCTGCGGCCGTTTTCTCGGTCGTGTCGCCCTCGGCCAGGGCGTTGAGGTCGGCGCCGCTCGCTGCGGCCGGCTCATTAGGTGCTGCCGCTGGCGCGGGACCTGATGCCGGCGCGGGCGTGTTTTCTGATGTAACCGGTGCTGCTTCACTTACTTCGGGAGTATCGATCGCGGCCTCGATTGCGTCGCGAAGGGATGTCGTGGGTTGGTCCATGCTTATCGCCTGTTTTGGAGTTGATGAATTGCGCGCTCTACGTCGCGTCGAGAAAACGTGCCACCGTGCTGCCGGTAGTGCTCACGCTGGGCCTGAGTTTTTGCCCAGGTGTCCTTGTAATCGTCCATCGTGGTCAAGTTGTTGGCCCGCATGTACTCACGGTGCTTGGACCTGGTGCTGATGTCGGTGCCGTCGGTGGCGCGCATCCCGTCGTAGGAAGAATCGCCCCACAGCGCGCCGGAGTCGGTCGCGAGCGCTGGCTGGTAGTCTTCGCTTACTTCGATCAGCTCAAAAGGCGGCTCTTTGCTTTGAATGTAGCGGCGTCGTGTCATCGTTATTCCCAAAGCAGTCCTTCGCCGTTTTCGGTCATCAAGTAATCGCCGTCTTCAGTCAACAATCGAAACTGAATCGTCTGTGGATTGAGCAGGAAATAGTTCAGCGCCTCGGACGCTGACGTCACCGTCGTGAACGTGTTAGCCAATGCAATTAGGCGCCCCGAGATTGGGCTTGGCGGGATGCTGTAAAAGTCGCACAAGCTGTGCAGGTCGCCGTTAAAGTCGTAATCGCTGCCAGTCAGGTTGCGAATTGACTGCTGCAGCGCCCCCATCAAGGTTTGCGTCGTCATGACCGGCCCCGCAAAGCCTTAGCCTGCATCGCCTGTTTCAGCATCTGGGTACCCTTGTCGGCCTGGTTGTACTCGCGCGCAACTGACTGCGGCACGCCCGTCTTTTTTGCAAACTTGGAGTCGTGGGCTGCTGCGGCCATTAGGCGCGCTTGGGCGGGTGTCTTGCTTGGCATGTTTACCTCACTGCATCGGTGGCATTGGGCCCTGCACGGCGGGCCGGAGGGCTGAATGCATGGCCATTATTTAGACGGAGGTGGTGTTGCAGGTGCAGGATTTACAACCACAGGATTGACGACCACCGGATTAACTACTTTTTGATCCACGATTACGGGATTAACTACTTTTTGATCCACGATCACTGGCTCAACAACCAACGGATCAACTTTGATAATTTCAGGTTTAACGACAACCAACTTTTCTTGCGTTACGACCTGAGTCGGGTTGTAGGTCGTTGTGACATTAGCCGCTGGCGCTTGGATCTTGCCTGCAATATTGATAAACGCAGCACTCGTGCTTTGTGTATTCGCAACCGATGCTCCCGCTGCGTTGGTATTTGCAGTGTTGGCTATCGAGGTGAATGCTGAATTTATGCTTGCAGTGTTGGCGACCGAGGTTTGACCCATCGACTGCTGAATAGCGACGTTGCCGCGCACTTGCTCCATGCCCAAAGCGACTTGGCGGTTGATGCCATAAATCTGGGCAACACTTGGCAGGAT